ATCCTATGTAGGATTCAAGGGTATCTTTAAAAAGATATTCCCCATTAGAATATAAGTTGGTGGTTATATGTGATTTAGGGTAATACATTATTTTTTATTCTGAAGGGGTTCCTTCTTGGAGGAGTTTTTTATAATAATCACCTGTTTTTGGGATTCCAGTCCCATCAAAATTGATTTCTTCAACATTTATTTTTACTCCCCCATTTTTATCTATTTCCCAGTTATTCCCCTCTAAAGTAAAAGAATCTAAAGCTACTCTTAATTCTTCATCAATGTCTTTAAAATTCCTAAATCTGAAAGAAGGGGTAATATATGGTTCTAGAGCAGGGAAGGTTTTTATTACAGCTTCTCTAGCTTTACTTCTAGTCCAACCTTCATCTAAAATAATTTTTCGGGCGTCAATATGAACATTATCCCAAATATTTTTACTTTTAGAATCTTTAAAAGTACCTCCCCATCTTAGACCTTGATCGTAAGCTAAATCTTCTATACCTAAATCTCTCCATTTTTGGGTAAATGGCTTTCCATTTCCATATAAAAGATATTTTGCCCCTTTACTACCTTCTTGATTAATAGCCCCAGCTTCATAAATAGAAATATCTATAGCAGTACCCCAAAGATGCATTGAGCCAAGACTAGTAGAATTATTTCCTTTTCCTTTATAAATTCTTATAGCATCTGCAAAACTTCTTACTACAGAATTAATTCTAAATTCATATCCTGTGGGTTGAATTTCAAGTAAACCATTTAAAAATTGTTTAAAATTATTTCTAACTAAAGGGTTATAGTATTGGAGAACCTCTATCTCTAGATCTGTTACTTTTTCTGGGGTGTAGGTTGTAAATTTTAAAGATTCACTTTCATAATCTAAAGCAAAATAACCAAAGCCAAGTGATCCTCCCTGGTTTAGAAGTTCAGGGTTATTTAATGTAGTTAACCTTCTATTGTTTAAGACAAAATATGACTCTAAATCTTTACTACCTTCTATTTGACGTTTTTCTTCTTGCCTTAAATCCCCTATATTTGATGTTAAAATATTTGAAGTGATTACTTCAGGAGTTTTATCAAATAATTTAGGAATTGATAAAGTTTCTATTTGAGTAACCCATTTATTTTGTTCAAATTTATGATCTAAAGAAGTAATAATAAAATTTAGAGTATCCGTATAGTTTTTAGGAAGAAATTTACTATTTACTGTAAGTTTATCAAAAATACGAATACCTGATAACCCATCCATAGTTAAAGATAAATTAATAGGGATAAATCCTATAAAAGGAGTAGTTATGTTTTTTCGTTCGGCATCATAAGCTAATACTTTTTTAAAAAATTGTTTTTGAATAGTTTCAAATTTAATAAAAGTAGGTTTTTCTTCACCTGTAGTGCTCAGATTTATATCTGGGAGGAGGATGAAAGTAGGGGTAGTTGATCCTTTTCCTCCAAGAGTTACTTTTTCAGAATTGCTTAATTCAAATAAGAATTTTTTATAAACGACTTGAAGTTTTCTAAAATCAGTTCTAGTAGTAGCAATACTTTGTTTAAATTTATCTACATCTAATTTACTTGGTATAACCCTATCTACTAAACCTATATTCCATTTACTAAAGACGGTAGCATCCTCCCCAATAGCCCTGCCTGTAGCTTGAGCACCTATTGCGATTTGGGTAGATAATTCTTTAGTAATTTTAGTTTGTAAATTAAAATCTGTTATAAAACTACCTCCGTTGTATGTTATAGTGTTTTGTGCAGGATTTCCATCTTTATCTGTGGTTTCTATAGTTTTAGATTCGTTAGGGTTAAAACCATAAAGATTAAAAATAGGATTTGTATCTATTTTTTTAAAAGGAACTTCATCATAAATTTCTAAAACTTCTTTAATTATAATTTTAGAGTCTTTTTCTTTAAATTCTTTGTCTACACGTCTTACATTTAATTTATTAACATTACCTAATAAAGAATTAACAGAGTCTGTTATCTCTTTTAAGAAACTATATAAAGTTAAATTACCATCTTTATCAGTTTTATTTTTTACTATATCTTTTAAAAATTTTTTTTCAAAATAAAGATTCATTACTCTACCTACTGGGTGGAAAGTAGCATCAAGATCTCGACCTTCTCCATAAGTTATAGAAGTATCATGAAATTCCGCAATTTGAGGAAATACTTTAATATCTTTATCATCTACTGATACCTCTAATCTATTAATCATTTTAGAAGGATCTCCTGAGAAGCTAAATTTATTACTATAACAAAATGTATCTAAAGAAGTGTCTATTGTTATGAATGAAGGTTTACTATTTCTATCATACAATAGAAGTTTAGTATTCATAAAATCTAACAAAGTTTTTAACCTTAAATATTGAAATTTTTCACTAACCTTATTTCCATAGGCTACGTTTACGGCAAAAGGAACATCTCTAAAACCTTCAGTTTGGTTTTGATCACTTAGTACTCTACTTTGTTCTTGGCCAAAATTTTCAGGTATATCAAGAGTATCAGCTTCTTCTTCGGTGAAAGAAATTTTAGTTGGGTTCTCTGAGGAGTTTCTTTCTATTGTAGTAGCTAAATCTATAAAAACTTCTAATGCTGTGGGTCTCTCAACATCCGTATCATTGGGTTCATCTTTTGATTGGTCTGAGGGGTTAGGGTATTTTATAGAGTCTATATTAGTATTAATTTTTAAACTTTCAACTACACTACCAATAGAAATTAAATCTAAAGTAATTTGATATGTGCCTTCTTTAGTAAATTCCCATGAAAAATTTTCTACTCTTCCTAAAAATCCATCATAATTACCTTGAGATTGTTCTCTTAATTCTTCAATCTTTGTATAGAAATGAGAAGAACCTAAATCATAAGAATCTAAAAATTCATCTTTTAGTGATAAAGAAGATATATCTGCTTGGGTAGTATATCTAATACTACCATCATTTTCTTTGATAGGAAATTTTGTATTACCCCATTCTAGCAACATAGTATATCCTAATCTTAAATATACTGAGTCTAAATATTGGAATTGGGTTCTATTATGGGCTGTAATTTGGAGTTGGGCTTTTCTTAGGGAGCCTTTATTATAGGTTTTTGAAGAAAAACTTATAATACCTGGTATGGGTTTTAAACCAAATTCATTTCCTCCAAATCCGTAATTAAAGTTATTATTAGGGAGATTAGAATTATTACTTGCAACCCCAAATCTAAGTTGATTATCATTTAAAGTCCCCCCTTGAAGTATTAACTCTTTAGATAATTGATTCCCCCCATATCCTTCTAAACCTAAATATTCGTTTCTAAATTCAGCTCCATTATTTGGAACTACATCATCTTTTTCTCCATCATATATAAGTACATCTTCATCTGCTATATTAACTGATGAAATGAGTCTAATCCAAGCGTTACGATTATTTTGCCAAACAATATCTTCAGGTCCTCTAGTGGTTTTTCCTAAAATTTCTTGTCTAGCAGTTATTTGATTTTTTACATAATCTAAATGATCTTCTCCTACTATATTACTCATAACTAAATTATCTATTTAAAGCATTGAAAGCACTTAAAATTCGATCTAAATTTCCAGGAATACGTAATTGTACCCCAACAGGAGGATATAAAGAACCTTGAGCATATTCAGCATTTGCCGAGGAAACAACCCACCACAAAGATTTATCTTTGTAGTATTGGAAAGCTAAAACATCATACCTATCTCCTTCAGTAGTGACAACATATATGTCGTTATTACTGCGGGGGATATCCGGGTATTTAACCGTTCTATACAAACGTGTACCTTCGTCGGTTCTAGTTTTTGGTATGTTAGTATATCGGCTCATTATTAAAACTTATTTTCTTGTTGTTCTAGACTAATTTGAGAAGGGGTTCTAAGATTAATTTGCGGGGTTGTTGAACTTCTTAATTGTGGTCTAGATATGGGTCGACTTATTGAAGGTGTGGGTTTTGGTTTAAGGTTAGCAAGTTGTTCAAGTTGATCATTTGGATAAAATACATTTCTGGGGGTGTTTCCAAATTCTTCATATAAACTATTACCTCCGTCACGGGCTAAAGATATAAATCTACTATCAGTAGGTTCAAAACTATTTGGGTTTATAGTTTCACTATCTACAGTTTCTGGTAAGAAATTATAGATTGGTTTAAAGCCCATTTGAACATTAATTACTAAAGGTAATTCCCGTACACCAGGATTTCTAAATGTAATACCTCCTTCAGTATTATTCAATTCTGTATCATCGGAAGGAATAGCAATTTCATAAGGTGTTCCATCAGGTACTTCATAACTTAAAGACTCTATAATACCAGGTACTTCATAAAAATATCCTCCAAATGTTAATTGGTGAATATTACCTCTCATATAACCTTCATCTGAGTAATTAGGGGCTAAGCTAGATTTTAAATAATTTAATTTTTGGTAAACTACAGATAATTCTTGAACAGATTGAACTGCTACAGTAAATCCCATACTTATACTATTGTTAAATCCTTGATAAGTATAAAAATCTTCTCCCCTACCTGTATACTTAAAGCTATTCCAAGTAGCATTCATAGTATCACTAAAACTATTTATAAATGCTCTAAAATGAATAAAGGTTTTTAGAGATGGATTATCGTTATCAATTACTGCGATTCTAAATTTAACTAAATCATTTTTACGTTTATCAGTAGTAACATTTTCACTTTTATATAAGTAAAGAGAGTTAATTTGGTCTAAACCTTTATAGTTATCTGGGTTTCCTCTAGCATAATCGCTTCGATCTTGATTACGGGCACCTGGATCTCCTAAATTAACTCTTTGTTCAATATTTTTAGTTGAATAGCTAGGAGAATTAGAAATAAAAGATTTTGGTTTTACTGTTAAATATTTTCTAAAATCACTAATATTATTAGCTCCAGTACTTCCATCTTTAATAGCAACTCTAGTTGCTATTTGAGTTTGAGATAAAGTAGAGAATTTTAAAGCTGAAGTACTAAGAGGGGAGGTTTCTATGTTGTTACCTTTAAGTATTGCCCCCCCATATTGTCTAGTAGGGGAATCTCCTCCTATTTTAATAAATGTTTTTCCTAAACCATCCGTACCAATTTGTGGTCCACCTGAGTATGAATATAAAAAGCCATCTTCAGGACCCGAAATAAATCTATTAACTCCTTGACGAATAGATTGACCAAATGATGCTAATCTACTTAAAGGACTTTCATTTTGATTTCCAGAAGCTTGTGATATTGTAGTATTTGCTACTTTATTAGTATATAGATTAAATAATCTATTTTTAGTAGTTGCACCTATCCCTTCAGGTTCTCCTGTATTGGTAATTCCACCTTTAACTAGATTAAGGTATTGAGGACGAGATGCAAAATCATTTAAACCTGTAGGATCTATACCTTGTTTATTTGGGTGGCCTCCTATAGCTACTCCTGTAGCTGCTGCTAATGTAGATAAGGGGGTGTATACACCATCATTAGTAAGGCGAGGTTTATTAGCTATATTTACTAGATAAGGATAACCACCATATATTCTAACCCCAGAGAGAGATAATAAATTTTGTTGAGCTATAAATAATAATCCTTCAGTTGTTGTAAAATACGTTCCTAATCTTTTTAAATCTCTTGCAGTTGAAGGTATAACTTTAGCACCCCCACGAATAAACATATCGTTACCGGTACTAGATAGATCTTCAGTAGAACGTTCAGCAATTATCTTGTCTAAAGGTTCACTTTTAGAAAAGGCACCAGCACCATAACCATCTTTGATAAATGGTTCTTTGCTGAAACCTCCTCCAGGTCTATCTCCAGTTCTACCTTTCCCGAACTTGAGAGAAGTTAGGTCAGTTTTTAAATCAACTAATGGCATTTAATTTTAGACTGTTCTAGTTTGATTTGCAGTTTGAAAACCACTTTCTGGATTAGCGTATTTTTTAGGGGTTTTTCCATTTAGGTCTAAACCTGAAGGTGATGGTTTATCTACAACATTAGGATTACCATTAAGTGAATATTCATTATGTAATTTTGATTGTTCCTTTGACCCATCCATTTGTGGGGGTGTTGCACCATCAAATTCAGATAATGTTGAACCGTTGTTAAATAATTTGTTTAAAAGTCCCATAATTTTGTTTTGTTATAAATATTAAAAATATTAAACTCCTATATTATATGCAACTGTAGATGATTGCATTGAATCATTTAATCTTCTTCCATCCATACTAATGTTAGTATCTTTAGTTAAAAGTTTTTCTAATAGCATATTAGTACGTTTTTGTTCACCATTATCACTTGATCCTCTATTTATATTAGGTGAAACTGCTACACCATCACCTTTAGCTGTTATGGCTGTAGCACCAAATGAATCTGTAATAGTAAAGGGACCGTTTCCTGGAGGGGCTATACCATCTTCAACCTGTTGTCTAGCAGCTGAAGTTGCGGCGAATAATCCAGCTACCCCTGCTGAGGCTAATGCTATACCCAAAGGACCCCCAAATGTGAATGATGCTGAGAATATGGTGGCTACGGCATTGACTAAAGATTTAATAGCTAATGTTGATAACACCCCCATTAAAGCATTGGCAAAAAATTTAGATTTAGCTAAGTATCCTACAATAGAAGCAAAACCATCTACAATAGGTGCTAAAATAGTTCCTATATCAGTTACAATTCCTTGTACTTTTTCAATAGTAGCAGCGAATTTTTCGTTAGCTGATTGGGCTTGTAGGGATTGATAGGTTACATCACCATAAGAATCTTTAAATTCTTCAGCAGACATATTAATATAATCTTGCTGTAGAGCAATTTTAGCTAATTCATCACGAGACATACCTAGAGCAGAAGCAGCAGCTTCCTGTTGGATTCGGTTACCTGTAGAGAAGGCTTCTATAATACCCTCATTATTAGCTAATTCTTGAGATAATCCTGCTAAATCATTATTTATAGCTAATAATCTAGCTTTTTCTAAATTGAGTTGTTTTCCAGTTAATAATTCAGCTTCTAATTCATTAGCGATTGAAGATTCAAAATCTAATAAACTACTTGCTATTTTATCTACTTGTTCTAAATTAGAACCAAATAAACGAGCTTCAGTAGCAGCCTCAGCTATTAATTCTGGGTTTTTGCCTAAGGAAACAGCAATAGCATCACTAACATTAGCTACATCTTTTAATACACCCTTAACGTTAATTGCTACACCGTTTTGTTTAACTAAACTACCAACGGTACGAACTGTATTATCTAAGATATCTTCGGTGTTTTCATCTTGAATTCTAGATAATAGAGATAATTTACCCGCTTCTTCATTAGACAACCCTAATTGTTTTGTTAAAGTAGAATAAGTAACTAAGGTTTCACCCCCAAAGTCAGCAATTAAACCTGTGGATTGGGTGAGTTCCAGGAAGGCTTTATTTAAATCTTTTGAAGTTAAAAATAACTTTTCAGAATTAATTGCTGCTTCTCCTAAAGACATTTGTAATTGTCTTGAAGTCGAATAACTAATTCCTAAACCTTTTTGAAGGTCATTTATATTATCACTGGCTGATAGGGTTCCTTTTACTATGGCAAAGAAAGAAGCATCAGCTAATCTAGATAAAGTAACTGTATCTTTAAGATTACCTTTTAAGAGTTTAGATAGGGTTCCGGATTTATCTATTTCATTAGCAAACCTCCCAGCACTATCTTTTAAAATAGTAAGTAAGGATTTACCTTTTTGTAGACCTGTATTGAAATCATCTAAGTTATCTAGACCATCTTCAATTCCCCCTGCTACCTCTTTTATAGCCTCTATTTGCTCTTCACTAAGATCTATACCTTCTTTACGGGCATTATTAGCAACTCTGGCGAAGTTAGCGGCTTTGGCTTCTACTTTTTCTCGTGCTTTTGCTAATTTAGATGATACATTTTCTCCGGTTTTAGCTTTAGCTACTAAAGTATCAATTTCTTTAATAGCAGCATTTAAATCACGGGAAGCTGAAGTGAATTGTGATTTGTAAGATTTGGCTACATTTTTAGCAGCACCTTCAGTATTTCTAATATACCTATCAAAGTCATCTTGTAGATTACCTGCGGCACCTGTAAGCTGACTGTTTAGAGCTTCTAACTCTTGTACTAAATCTTGTATTTCTTGGGGTGTAGCCATAATCTAATCTATATGTAATAAATATTACTTATAACTGCTTTTTGTAGGGACTTTTATAGTTCCATCTGAATTGATTAGATTTTGGGTATTTGGTTTTTCTTTTGATTTTTTAACTTGTTCAGCTTGTTTATCATAATGTTCTTTAATTTTAATATAAACAAACTTACGGAGCCAAAGAGGCATTTCATAGACTTCATTCCATGAATAGCCTCCTTGTCCATAAAAACAAATTTCGTGAATTTGAGTAAGAAACTTAACTCTATATTCGTTAGCTGATTTCGAAGTCAGGCCAAAAAAAGTTAATCCCAATTGGAATAGAGACTGCTCTTTCTGAACCGAGGGGAAAAAAAGTTAAATCTACATCAGGTTGGATTTGGGAAACATATTCTCTAAATGATCGAGCATCTCTGGCAAGGAAAGCGTTATCAACAAAATCACGAATTACCTTTCTATCCTTTTCTCCATTAACTGAAGTGATCATATATTTTAATCTAGTAGTTAAATCTGAAGAGGTTTCTTTGTTAATTTTTTTAAGGCCTTCAATTTCTTGATTAATTTTAATTTCATCACCTTGAGATAAAAGTTTAAAAGTAATTTCATTTCCTGAAGTTGGTAAGGTGAAATTAAATTCATTTAATCCTTTAGTATAAAGAGATTCATCAATTGGTTTATTTTCAATTTCAGAAAGATTAACTACTTCTTCTTTACCGTTGTAAGTAAATTTATATTCAGCACCATATCCTAAAATACGAGCAGCAATCATAATTGCGTTCTTATCCCCAATTAAAAGATCACTATAATTAATATCTGTGACAATTAGGGATTTAAGTAATTTATCTAATACAGTACCGTTAGCAATATAATTTTGATTGGTAAGAATATCTTCTTCCTTAGCAGTCATATATTTAATTTCTACTTGACCAGAAGAAAGTGGGTTATCTTCAGAATAAAGTAAACCTTTAGAAGGTAGATCAACAGTTTCAGTTGGTAATTTAAATTCCATATCTTTTATTTTATAATAACTTTATTGCGTGTATAAATATTACAAAAGAAAGTTCTTTGACGGGTTATTTACTTATTTTTCAATTTGGTTGGCGAGTTTATCTACACGAGAGTCAATGTGTCGATATAAGCCATCTTCAGCCTGATTAATTCTATCCTCGAGGGTGTCTCGGGTTCTTTCATTAACGCTATACAAGTCTTGAGTAACTTGTTGATTATTTATTTGATCGATTTCAAAAGCTTTTTTTAAAGTTTTGAGTGTTATATAATTCATAAACGTAAACACAGCCATTAATACTAAAATAACTGTACCTACACCTAGAATAAATGATGTTATTTCCATAATTTTTAATTTTTAAATGTCAAAGAACTTCTCTTGTAATATTCACAATATAAAAAAGAGCTTAACCGAAGCCAAGCTCTCTTTAGAAAAAATATGTGGATTTCTTTTAGAAGTTCAAGATACAATAGTCTGGTTGAACTGTCATTGAGATTTCAATAGCACCGTCATTGTCCCAACTATATGAACCGAAATTAGATTCGGTAATTAAAGCACCTTTAATAATCCATTCCGAAACAACATCACCTACAGGTCCAATTACGTTGAAAGTTAAATCTTTCTTATAGAAATCAGAGTAACCATCTCTACCAGTTACTGATTCGTGGTGTAAACGAACCCATTCCATTACAGCTTGGGCACCTGATGGAGTGATAGGATCAAATAAAGTAAATTCAATTGTTCCCCAAGTAGTTTTGCCTTTTACAAAACGCTGAACGTTGATGTGGTTAAGTTCAATTGCGTTTTGAGATACACTCACACCTCCAACTCCTTTAATCATGAAAGTAGGGACACCATCCATATACATGAGGAACCTATTCTGTTGTTTGGGTTCAAAGGATGTGAAAAATATTTCGTTTGGATCTAATACTGCCATTTTCTATTTATTTTATTCTAATTATAAATATTTGCTCTTTTAACTTTTATGACGGGAACGTAGCTCCTGTTGGTAATACGTTAAAGTCTAAGTAAATGAATTCAGCGGTTCTAGTTGGTTGGATAAAGATCTGACCTACTAATTGATTTCTATCAATCACATCTGCAGTATTATTGGTATCATCCATTATTACTCTAAATGCATACAAACCTTGACGTTGTTGTACACTTTCTAAGTATGGATTTACTTGCGATAAGAAGTTATTTCTTGTAGCAGCTGTGTTTTGTTCAAATACTAGTGTTTGAGAAACTTGGCTAATGTAAGATTTAAGTTCAATTAACAATCTTCTTACATTTACTCTATCTAATGCACTAGCTTGTTTCTGTAATGTTTTCTGTCCGTATACTACAACTCCTGTTCCAGGGAAGGTTGCAATTGGATTTACATTACCTTCGTACAATAAATCTCTATTTGCTTGAGATAATTTTCTTTCAGCTCTAACAACAGTACCCATTCCACCTCTGTTAATACCAGCAGGTGCGAACCAAGGCTCTCCAGCATTATCGTTAAAAGCAAATACTCCACCCATCAATGTTGAAGCAGGTACCCAAACTTGATCTCCTGTATCAGGATCTAAGGTTTGTAACCAAGGCCAATACATTGCAGCGTATGAAGTATCTCTACCTCCTGCTTCACTAGTAGCTTGCGCTAATGTACTTGCATAGTTTACAGGGTCAACTACTACCATATTATCTCCTCTATTTTCGGCATTTGAAATTGCTGTAGTAATTTGTGAAGAGTGATCGGCATCAGTTAATCCTGGGAGTAATAGTAAGTTATAACGATATTCATCTTGGTTTGATAATAACGTTAACATATTATTATAGTCACTACCTTTTAATCCTTGTGAATTTGTAGAATTAATATTATGGTACATATTCATAGATGAAGTAGGAATATTTGTACCTTTACTTCCATCAAATGAACCACCATATGAGCCTGATCCTACTGCTGGGATAGATCCTGTAAATTCGTTTTTAGCAGTACCAGTATTATCTAAATAATCAGGAGTATTACTTACATCTTTTACTCTTACATATCTTGAAGCATTAGGATAAGATCCTGAATATTCAATGTAATTTTCTGTAGAGTTATAATTTAGGGTTTGATCACCAATTACACGAGCAATATAATTGCTTTGTTTTGGGTCTAATGATAAGTTAGTAAATGTTTCTAATACTGATTTTGTATTAGTATTATCATCTCCTCTTCTAATGATTAAAGAAAAAGTACCTGAAGAAGTGTTAGCAGTTGTAACTTCCCATCTAAAATTATCTTTAGAACCACTAACTAAAGCTCCATTACTCATTGTAGTAACCGAGCCTGAATTAGTAAATTCAGCTCCTTTGTAAAGAGATTCTAATTTAAATGCTGTAGTTGAATCATCATTTCCTAAAACAGAAGCTTCTGCATAATCCCAATCAGTAGCAGCTGATCCGCTTACTACACGAGTTACTAATAATGTGTTACCTCCGTTATTAAAATAGTTTTGAGCTGCAATTGAGGTGAAGAACGAATATTCGTTACTTCCACTTTCAAAAGTAGTACCAAATCTATTTTGGAAATCCGAATATGAGGTTACTATTGTAGGGATCTCAATTGGACCCTTAACTGTAGGACCTACGATAGCAGCACCGGCTTGTACGGGCTGTTCTGTAATAAAAGACTGGTCATTTTCTCTTGCTAATACACCAGGTGATACTAATGTTTCTGCCATTGTTTAAAAGTATTATTTACCATAAATATTAGAAGAGAATTTGAAAATTAACTAGTTTTTACAAACTCTTTAGTCTCCATATTTATAGTACCATTTCCATATTTGTCTTGTAATTCTTTACCAATTTCTTCATTTTTACCATCTAACTCTTTAAGTTGAGATAAAAGTTCAGTTTTTTGGGCATTCAAAAATTGCAACTGGTATTCTACTTGTCCTAAAGTAGCAAATAGATTACTTTGATTTGTTTGTAGATTAGAAATCTGTTGATATTCTTCGTCTGTTAAAAACACTTGTTCCATAATAAATATTAAATTTTAAGTTAAAACCAAACATAAATATTAGGAATTTAAATTCCTAATTAAATTATATATTTTTTGTAGTAGTTTCTGTAGAGAATGAAACCACCGATTTGCTGTTGTATTTTTTAATGTCGCTTAAATCTTTTTGTATTGTATCAGGTACAATGTATCCGAATAAATTTATATCGAATGTACTTTTTACTGAACGGAGTTCTCCCTGAGTTATTTCGTTTACTGTATTGAATGAATCAATTTTTGATTTAAATTTAAAACGTTCAGGATCACCCCAGTATGAATCCGAAGCATATCCAATTGCTTCAACTATTTTATTTAATTGTTCAATATAATAAGTTTGGATAATTACGCTATATTTAACATCAACATAATCAGGAACAACATTAGCTATAAATTGTTTTGTAGGTTTTCTATTATTTAAGACGCTAAAATTAGAGTAGAAATTTTTATCGTTATAGCTTTTTTGAAAAGCAGCATATATGTTAGGATAGTTAGCATCTATTTTGTTTGTTAAGCTTCTGTTTTTAGTTACAGAATCTCTTTTAAACATTATAATAGGCATCATAATGGCACCCTTTTTATCTCTATAATACCCATCTTTTTGTACTGATTTCCATCTTTCAGGGGAACCATATACTATAGGTACAGGAAGTCTTTGTCCATTTTGATACACAAAAGGTTTAATCACGTTATTAAAATAATACACAATAGCAGTATCAATATCTTCTAACCCAACTGTAAAGTCTTTATATGTATCTTCTTTACGGGATAATTTTTCAGACCTATTAAAATCAATTCCAGTTTGATCTGGGTTTTTAGGGTCTGTAAATTGGTTAGGGTCAGAGGATTGAGTAAAAGATGGATTAGTTACATCTTTACTGATTTCCTTTTGAGACTTTGGTACAGATTTTCTATAGTCTGGCATTAGAATCTTTCTTTAGTAATACCTGCTTTATCTGCGGGTATATAGTGAGTGGAACAAATAATAGAAATACTCGAGCCAAAATTCTCTAAACCAGTTTCTAATGGGTTATTTCCATTATCATCTGTGTTGGGGTAATCTGGGTTTTTACCTACAAAATATTGGTTAGCATTTGTAGTATCTACCTCATAATATCCATTTTCCCACGAGATGATATCTCCAACTTCAGGAACTAAATTAGCACCATATTTTTGAGCTGATTGGAAGTTTTGATTAAAATCTTTACCAGCATCTAGCAAATCATCTCTAAAGAATTTAAATGTAATATTCCATTGGAAATTTACACCTAATTCACTTTCAGGGAATTGTTGGTCTGATCTTTCAATCAAGCAATTTAAAAGTACGGGTGGATGGTAATATTTTTCTGTAGCAGATTCCCCGTAAATGTTTACTTTAGTATCTTCAATATCATACTTATAGTATACACATTGTTGGGAAATGATATTTCCCATCAACTCACGGTTAATATGCCTAAACAGGCTTATATCTCTTGCTTCTCCAAATAATGCCATTATCCTACAAAGATTGTCATTGGTACTTTATCTAACTCACTTTGGCGAGCATCTGATTCAGCGTTACGTCTCTCTAATAGAGATTGACGTGAAGTTGTATCAAAATATTCTCTTAAACGAGTAATTAAAGCATCTTTTTCAGTGTTAGCGGCCGATATTAAATCACTTTGGTTTAATGTTACTGAGTCTCCTGGGATTGGGATTGAAGAGTATTTACCTCTTACATATCCTAACATTTCTTTAGCTAATGCTAATGTATATTCGAATATCCAACTTCTACCTACAGAGTTTACTGCTTTATATTCAACGTTTCTGTAAGGCATTTGAGAAACATTTGTAACTAGATTATCTCCACTTTCCAAACTATTAGTAAATCTATCTGATTTTAAAATATATTGGAACCAAATATTTCCTGTTTCACCTGAATCTGGGATTGGGAATATCCTTAACTTGTTGTTGATTAACTGGAATGAATAGTTTGAGAATAATACATTTCTATACATTTCAAGTTGTTGGATGGCTTGTAAATCAAAACTTAAAGGCATCATTAAGAATTGATTGCCACCATAAGCTGTTAAACCAGCTGATTCCCCAAACATTGCGATAGCTGTTCCAGTGTAACCTAAACCACCATAGAATTCAAATGATGCTGGTTTTGGTTCGTAAAATACTTTTTTAATTTCTACATCACTACCAGAAATCCCTTGTGAGGTTGCCCAAGTATTTAAGTCATAATCTTGAACCGAAGCAGTTACAGCAATTGAACCACTGTGGTATGTTACATCCCCACCTACTCCAGCTTCAGTAGCATATTGCTCTGAAAGCTGGATAATGGGGCCTAAGTTAGGGGTTACTAAAGTATTGGATAAATTGGTTGTAGTTTTTTCGTAGGAATTTTCAGATCCTTCTAAGGATAAATAATCTTCTCTTTGTTTATAGGCGAATAATTCGTTTCCATAAACTGTTATTGCCTGTTCAAAGGCAGTATAGAAGTTTGTATCCTGTAGTTCTACATTTTCAATAGGATATCCTAATCGCAAAGCACAAAACTTTGCTACTTTATCAGCGTCTTGCTGGAATTGATAGTCGTTATCGTAGAATCCAAAGGGTGTTGTTCCTGGGAAGAAACTACTTGACCCTGCCCAAATCGGAATGTTTGCCATTACACGTTTTGGTTATAAATATTAGGAAGTTGGTATCTCTACAATATTGAATGTTGATCCTGAAGACATTGTTTCTAATGAACCTGTAATTTGTTCTGTAACATACAAGAGGTATTTATTAATTACATTATCTCCGTTATTATCTGCTGAGGCAGACACATTACTAACATAGAAAGGGAAACATGCAATTTGTCCACTTCCAGAAGCATATGCCTCTTGTGTAGAATACATAAAACAATCTACAGGAGTTTCTTGTCCATCCTGTGGTAAATGTAAAACAATTCTAAAGTAAGGATTTGTGTATACTCCAGAATTATATTCGAATGTTGATGTTGCTTGTATAGCCATTTGTTTTTTATTTTTTAAAGGTTATCATAGAGTCCATATTCTATTAATTTAGTTTTTATATTTTGAAATAAATTATACATACCCATAGGAGATCTGTGGAGTCTAGCTCCTGAGATTTGTTCATTGGTGCCTGTATTTACATATTTAAATAGTAAGTCTTCTGTATCTCTTTCAATAGGAGCTACTACATTATTTAAGCTTCCAGTATAAACATATGGAGACATATCTACTTTTCCATCAATTTCTGTCTCTTGTGAAGCACTCGCAAAATATTGAATTTCTCCTACAATAGCTTGTCCCGAAGGTAAATATCCATCATCTTTTGCTTGTTGTGAAATTGAACCAGATTGTCCTGTTTCTACATCTTCTAATCTATAATATTTAGCAAATCTTAAACCTGATTGTTGGTTATATCCTACACTACCAGAACCATCTTGTTGTTCTTCTCTATAAATTGTATTATATTCCCAATCACTTTGTAATCCATCAATATAATATACATTATTAGCTGTTCCTCCTCCGTAAGAGGATGATGTAGCTACTTCTTTTACTAGCTGTCTTGCAATCTCAATACGAGTCATGTAGTATGTAGTAGATCCTGATACATATTCTCCATTAGAACCTGAATCCCAAGTATTTCTTGTATCAAAATTTGAGCCTGATGGAGCATCAGTTTCAATAGCTGTTCTAGGATCTATAAAATATCCATTATCTGAAGGTTGAACACCAGATTGGAGATAAACAGATCCCGTATTAAGATTAATCCCAAACCCATCATCATTTAAAACTGGGGAGAGATAAACAACAGGAGCACTTGGATTCCATCTATTTCTCCATTCTGTGAATTTGGCTAATCTATCTTTAAATTGAGTTCTTCTTTCTTCGGTCCATTCTCCACCATTAGCATCATTTACACCCGCATCAACCATTAATAGATCTGTGGATACTCCATTTAAATAACCAATTTGAATAGCCCCATACCAGTTTCTAATAAAATTAGCACCTCCAAATGATTTATTAACCCATCTCCAATCTTTACCATTTTCCATAAAGTCATAGATGAGTTGGTTACCCCATAACCCATCTCCTGAAAATGGTGCATCTCCACTTCCTCCATCTAGGTTAGGAAGCATATAGGTAACTGCCTCTATCGATTCTTCGGTAGATCCTGAAGGAACGTTTTTATAATTGTCTACATTATTTCTCCAATCTCCAATTAAATACCAAGAGGTTGAAGCACCACATACTAACATAGATTTATTGGCTCCAAAGTTTAATCCAGCGTTACCAGTGAATTCAACACCATTAAGAGTGGCAAAAAATTGAGTATCACCCCCTGCTTTAAATGATTGAAAAGCAAATTGGAATCTAGTAAGTTCTCTGAACCATTTTCTTATTACAAGTACACCTGATTTTCCTCCTGCTCTGTAAACTTCATGGTCTTGTAATCCCCACACATCATTTTCACCATCGCTATAGGGAGTAGCTAATACTTGAAATTGACCATCTAAAGTAGCTCCATATGAAATTGATTCAACCCAATAGCATCTTCCTACTGGGATATTAACTGTATCTACTCTGTTTTGGTATATACTAGTTGAACCAGCTTTATCTCCGTCTGTGTTTATTCTTCGGGCAGAATATCCTGCTGTATCTACATAATTAATATCCCTACCTTCATACCTAATTAAGGTATCAAAGTCTCTAGGTTGTTTTACGGGGAACTGAACTGATTTTGCCATAATACTTTATTTAAAATATTCCTGATCCTGTAAATGCATTATAAATACCTAAAGCATTATCAGGACTTGGAGTAATTACAGAACCATGTATCTCAATAGTATCAGAGGTAGTAGGTACTATTTGGGAAGATTGGTTTTGTAAATCTTCAATATATAATCTTGAACTATCACCTGTAGTAGAGGGGGTGGTTTCACTATTAGATAAAATAACAAAAGAGGCTTTTACCGAAGATAAAGGTATTGAATAATAATACCATTTATTACTAACATTTACTTTTGCAAATAAATGTTTTTCAGGGGTATTTGAATTCGAACTTGTTGTAAAATAATAATTAGCCATGGTAATAAATATTTAAATTATGGGTTTTCTACCTGAGCTATCCAATATAATTCATTATCTAACGAGAAATAGAAGGATGTTG